CTCAGGGCGGGCGCGGCGGGTGCAGTGGAGACTACAATAGGAAGACGATCGGCACGGAGCCAGGTGCCAACTACTTCGTTCGGGTCGGGCAGCGCGTCGAGAGCTCGTTGTTTGAATCCAAGGACGGCGTCATAATCGTTGCGGCGGGCGGCATCGAGGTCGCCAGAAGGATGGGGTTGAGGTCATGAAGCGCTTTGCCTTGATTGCGGTACTGGTAGCGGGATGCGACGGAGACGTGAACAGTCCCGAGCTCGTGGCGGAGGCCACCCACACCACATTGGCCGCCGCCGAGTGCGGTGGTGACGGACAACCGTGCTGTGACAACTACGCCTGCAACGTCGTCGGCTCTGGTTGCGTGGTGAACGGCGACCATCCGATTTGCGAGCCATGCGGCAAGATCGGTGACCGGTGCTGCGACTTCGCCGACACGACCTGCTCGGACGGCACGCACTGCGCGCGCGAGGCGGCGCCCAAGTATTTCACCGACGTCTGCGATACGTGCGGCTACGAGTTCGGGCCTTGCTGCCCGGGCAGTATGTGCCACGATCCCGACACGGTGTGCATGGGTGGAACGATATGCCTCTGGGTGCCTGCGATGTGCGCACCGGGCACGGACGGAACCAAGGGTCGGCCCTGCTATCGCGGGTGGTGCTGCGACGACACACTCAAGTGCGTCAGCGGCATTGCGGATGGTGTTGAGACGAAAATTTGTGCGAATGATTGACTTAATTCCGTCCTTGTAGTACGATATTACATCAACCAAGGGGACCAATTATGAAGCTGTGGACAGCGCGTTTCGCAAACAAGAACCTCAAGCACGTGACGCCCGGCGCCGCCGTAAGCGTCTACGGAATTTGCCTGAGTCCGCCGCGGTTCCCGCTCGGCTATAAGCTGGCGGGCAACATCAAGCAGCTCGGGCCTCCGAAGATTCTTTGGGGCCAGGGCCGTGAAGCGTTTGCCGTCGACTACACGGCTTTCTTGGCGCAGCGGGCCGAGTACGTGCTCCATCTCGCCAACGACTGGAAGGCGTCGGACGGCCACATCGTGCTGTGTTGCTACGAAGACCTGCGCGATTCAGACAAGCACTGTCACCGCACGGTGCTCGCCGAGTGGCTCCGCCACAACGCGGCACTCGAGGTCACCGAGCTCCCGGAGGATCCGCAGGTCGCCAAGGATGGCGGTTTCCCGGTGGAGTTGAGCACGTTCCCCGCCGGCATCATGCAACTGATGCTGTTGTAGACAAGCCGTCCTGACAGTGCTATATCCGTCATGTTGTTGAGTGGTCGTCTAAATACTCGGACGCCGGCCCTCAAGCCGGAAATGGTGGTGAGAGGCCACCCTGAAGCTCGCTTCGGGCGTGAAGCCCGATGACATGAAGCTAGACACCAAGCCCGTGAAGCTTGACGACATCAGCGTCGACCTGAGCTACGAGCAGGTGACGCTCATGTTCCTGCCGACGCAGTTCGACCGCTTCGAGCAGGTGGTCCAACTGCTAGACAAAGACACCCACCTCATGCTCGCTAATCTCGGAGATTTCGAGAGGTTTCGCGAGAGCGTGACGAAGACGTCACTTCGGCATAACATCAGAAATGCGGCTGCGATCGTGGCGAAGATGGTCGACATTGTGCTCGAGCACTACGCGAACGAGGACAAACAATGTCAGCAAGAGAAGCAAAAATAGAGCCCTGGGAGCAACAGGACGGCGAGACGTCAAAGGCGTTTCGTGCCTTCGCGATCTATCGCGATATGGGCCCAGACCGCTCACAAAGGAAGGTGGCGGCAGAGCTCGGCATCAGAACCAACACCACAGACAGGTGGGCGACGAAGTATCATTGGGTGGAACGGGTGTCGGAGTGGGGGCGCGAGCAGGACCGCACGAAGTGCAAGGCGGCGCTGAAAGAGATCGAGGATATGGCGGTGCGCCACGCGCGCCTGGCCGTGACAATGCAAAACAAGATGGTTGACCGGCTTGTGGGCTTGTCGAAGGATGACGTCGACAAGATGTCGCTCACCGAGATGAGGCAGTGGCTTGTAGACTCGGTGAAGCTCGAACGTCTCGCCCGCGGTGAGCCCGAATCAATCCAGCAGCAAAATCAGAACGTCAAGAAGGTCGACGACGACGTGAGTTTGGAAGACGCCGAGGTGCGGGCAAAAGCACTTTTGTCCGCCATCGAGCGCGAGAAGAGGGCGAAGGCAGAGGCACCCGCGGCGGTGGAGCCGGGCCAGCTTGTCGTTGTGCCGGGCGGTAAGACGTAATGCAGCGAGAGGAGATCAATGCCATTGACGGCATGCTCCTCGATATGGCGCGCCGGGACCCCAATGCGTTCATGTCCTACGTGCTGCGCGACGAGCGGACTGGCCGATGCATCGAGCAGGCCCCGATGCATGAGTCATGGCAGGACGAAATCACCAAGAACGATCACGTTGTGCTGTGGAGCTCCGTTGAGAGCGGTAAGTCGTCACAGATCACAGTGGGTCGCACGCTGTACGAGCTCGGCCGCGACACCTCGAAGCGCATCGTCATCGTCAGCAACACCTACAAGCAGTCGGAAAAGCTGGTCGGCGTTATTGCCAAGTACATCGAGTCGAGCAGTGACCTGCGTCGAGTCTTTCCTGACCTGTTGCCGGCCGACCCCTGGACCAACAGCCAGATTTTCGTGAAGCGTAAGGTCTTGTCGAAAGACCCGAGCCTGCAGGCGTGCGGTGTGCACGGCAGCATCCTGGGTGCGCGTATTGACTGGCTTGTGCTCGACGACGTGCTCGACTACGAAAACTGCAGGACGCAGGCGGCGCGCCAAGACCTCTGGGAGTGGTTCCAGGCAACGCTGGTCGGTCGTCTTACGGAGAAGTCGAAAATCGTAGTGGTGGGTACGGCTTTCCATCCCGAGGACATGCTGCACAAGCTGGCCACCCAACCCGGGTGGCGCGCTCTGAAGTACCCCGTTCTCGATCCCGAGACCGGGCTGTCGCGGTGGCCCAAGGTGTGGCCTATGTCGCGCATCGAGAAGCGCCGGCAGGAGCTCATCCCGATCGAGTTCGCGCGCCAAATGCTCTGCGTGGCCCGAGACGACGCCGACGCGGTGTTCAAGCGCGAGTGGATTGACGTCGCGCTGAAGCTCGGCAACGGCAAGGATATGGTCTACGCGCTCGAGTCGGTGCCCCCGGGGTGCGGCGTGTTCACCGGCGTCGACCTGGCGGTGCAACAGCACAGCAAGGCCGACCTAACAGTGCTGTTCACCATCATGGTGCATCCTGATGGCACGAGAGAGGTGTTGTGTGTCGAGTCCGGCCGCATCGCGGGACCGGACATCGTGAAAAGGATCGTCGATACGCACAACCGGTTCCATTCGATCGTCATCGTCGAGAACGTGGCGGCCCAGGACTACATCGTGCAGTTCACGCGCGGGACAAGCGCCGTCCCAGTCATCGGGTTCACCACAGGCAGCAACAAGGTGCATCCGGAGTTCGGCGTGCAGTCGCTCGGTGCCGAGATGATGGGCGGCAAGTGGGTCATCCCGAACCGAGACGGGCAGTGCGCGCCGGAGATCAGCGCGTGGATCTCGGAGATGCTCTACTACGACCCGAACGCGCACACCGGGGACAGAATCATGGCCTCGTGGTTCGCGCGCGAAGGCGCTCGCAAGGGCAACCGCAAGATTGAAACCAGGCGCATGGACTTCACATCACGGTAGCGGACGTGTAGGGTCTGAACATGGCAAACGGCGTACGAAGCATGTTGTCGGGTCTGGCCGAGAAAATCATGGCGCGCCTACCCGAAGGCCACAAAGAATCGTCGGCAGAAGTCATGAAGCGCTTGTCGCGACTCGGGATGAGTCCGCGGCAGCAGGAGCTCAATGCGCTTTGGGCCTGGTACCGGGCGGCCAACTACGACTCTCGCAAGATCGACTGGAACGGAAACCAGGCGGTCGACCCCATCGAGCACGAGGCCATCGCGACGCAGGGGTACATCCCCGGCGGGTTCGTCGACGCCGGCGGCTCGATGCTCCCGCTCAAGTTCCGCAAGCCGACGGCGCCCTATCGGCTCGTGAAAGCCATCGTCGACCGTTTCACCGGCTTGCTGTTCAGCGAGCGCCATCATCCGCAGATCCACGTCGACGGCGACCAGGACACCGAGGAGTATGTGGCAGCCCTGCTCGAGGAAGCCCGGCTCTGGCCGCAGATGATTCTGGCGCGTCAGTACGGCGGCGCCATGGGGACCGTCTGCATCGGCTTCCAGTTCGTTGACGGCAATCCGAAGATCGAGATTCACGACCCCCGGTGGGTGCGGCCGAAGTTCTCCGACCGCCACGAGCTGCGCCTGTCGTCGATCGAGAAGAGGTACCTCTACCCGCAAGAGGAGACCGACGAAGAGGGCAACTACATCGAGGCCTGGTACTGGTACCGGCGCATCATCGACTCGGAGAAGGACACGCTTTTCGCGCCGGCGCCGGTCGGTGATGGTGAGGAGCCCGAGTGGGAAGTAGCGAAAGAGGTCTCGCACGGGCTCGGGTTCTGCCCGTGTGTGTGGGTGCAAAACCTGCCAGTGCAAGACGACATCGACGGTGACCCGGATTGCGCCGGCGTCTACGAGATGGCCGAGGCCATCGACGCGCTGCTATCTCAGGCCAACAAGGGCGTCGTAGCCAACTCCGATCCGACGGTGGTCATCACGTCGGACATGGAGTGGGGTGAGGTCCACAAGGGCAGCGACAACGCCCTCAAGCTCGAGAAGGGCGGCAACGCCAGCTACATGGAGCTCACCGGCAGCGGGCCGAAGTCAGCACAGGAGCTCGCGCTCGAGTTCCGCAAGCTCTCGCTCGAGGTCGCACAATGCGTGCTCGATCTGACCGAGATGACCCAGAAGACGGCCACCGAGGTGGAGCGCGCCTACTCGGCGATGATCATGAAGGCCGACGTCATGCGCGAGCAGTACGGCGAGAAGTGCGTGAAGCCGCTTGTGCGCATGATGATAAACGCCATACGCAAGCTCGGCGTGGGTAAGCCAAACGAGAACGGCGAGATCGAGAAGCAGATCATCAACCTGCCGCCTCGGGTCATCAGGGGTGACGACGACCAAATGAGAATCGCCCCGCAGAAGCTCGGCACCAGCGAGTCATACAAGCTAACCTGGCCGCGATACTTCGAGATCCCGTTGACTGACGTCGAAATCGCATGCCGTTCGGCTGTTGCCGCGAAGGCCGGCGGGCTTATCGATAACGAGCACGCGGTGCACTACGCCGCGCAGTATTTTGGCGTCGAGGATGCGCACGGGATGATAGCGCGCATCAAGAAAGAGCAGACAGAGGACCAGCAAAAGCTGGAACAGCAAGCGCTGGGCATGATTCGCCCGGCGCCATTTCAAAGAGGAGCGTAGCAGATGGATGAAGCGCAGATGAACCAGGCCTTGGCTGATGACGCGGCTCAAGAGAAGTCCAACGGGCCAGACGACCCCAGCGCGGCCACGGTGATCCAGGGTGCGTTTGGGCAAGTGGCGCCCGTGCAAGAGCCGGCCACGCTCGAGGAGGCCCTCATTGGGCTGGACCGCTCCCAGGCGGTGAATGCCAAGTCCATGGTAGTGCGCTTCCTCGAGATGGCGCAGGTGTTCGGTGCCATGGCGATGGAGACCGGCGGCCGCGAGAAGGTCAAGCTGGCGGATGGCCGAGAGGGCGTCAAGATTGGTCCGCCCGACGCCAAGCGTTCGATGCTGCTCATGGAGCTCTCGGAGAAGGCAATCGAGCTGTCGACCAAGCTCGACGGTATTGCCGACCGCGCGATGGCGCGAGTTTCGACCACTAAGGAGTAGGTCATGAGACAGGCGATCCAGAAAGCGTTGTCGTGGTGCAAGATGGCGGTCCATCGTGTCGCCGGCGGGCTCATTATGGAGCCCAAGGGCGAAAACAACGAGTGGCTCGTCTCGCTCGGCCGCACCGCTTTCTGGATGGCCTTCGGGCACATGTGCTGGCTCTGGCATCAGGGGAAGGTGCCCGATCAGACCGAGATGGCGGCGTTCTACGCGCTGCTCGGCTACCAGGGTGGCAAGATGGTGGGGGACAAGGCGTGGGACATGGTCCAGGTTTTCCGTGGACCGCCCGGCGCGACAAAGGTGTAGGCATGCTGCTAACCAGACTGCTTGTGGGGGTGTTGCTGTTGACCGCCATCGGGCTCGGAGTAGTGGTGCTCATCGACCGCTGTCATGCCGCCGGACGTTTCATGGAGCAGCTCGGCATTACCCAACGCGACGAACAACTGCAGACCCTCGAAGGCAAAGACCACCAAATCACCGCGCAGGAAGCGCAAGACCAAGCCATGATTGAGCAGCTCGACAACCAGTGTCAGCAGCTGGAGCACGACAGGTCGGTCGACGAGCTGCGGATCAAGGGGTTGAATCATGACGAGATCGTTGCTGAGCTTCGTCGTCGTTGCCAGCCTTAGTGCATGGACGGCGCCGGCGCGCGCCGAGATCCTAGACAAGCCCGCGGACATCATCCTGGCCGTGAAGGCTCACCGCTCTGGCGCCTGGCTCGACGACATGACGTTGAAGTTGGTTCTCGATGCTCAGATGGACGCCAAGAACCTCGAAGAGCAGGTGGCGGTGCTTACGAGCGAGGTGGCTGAGTGCAGGTCTCTTGCCGAAACGATGCGCAGGTCGGCGGAGAACAAGGACGAACAGATTGCCCTACTGCACGCACAGTTCGACGCCGAGAAGAAGATCAGCTCGAGCCTTCAGGAAGACCTCGACGCGTGGTACCATAATCCAGCTGTGCTCGGCACGGTCGGCATCGTCGTTGGAGCGCTGACAGCCTCTCTCGTGATAGCGCTGAGAAGGTGATTTCGATGAACCCGATTGAGTCAGCCCAGCAAGTAACGCCCATGATCGAGCACTCGGGTGCGCTCGGCGCGACGATTCTCGGCGCGTCGATCATCATCGTCGGACTCCTAGCCGCGCTCATTGTTGTGTGGCGCGAGTGGAAGGCATCCGAGAAAGACCGCAAGGAATCAGAGAAAGCTCACTACGAGTACGTGCTTTCTCTTGTCGAGAGGCTTGTAGCTGACGAGCAAAAATTCACGACATCCATTCAGACTCTCACCACGACAGTGCTGTCTCGAGGTCAAGCATGACGCCACGAGTCCGTACGTTGACAGAGATTCTGATCGACAGGGCGAACGCAGCCCGTGCGCGCGGACAGAAGGCAGCCGATCCTGAACTGATACGGCATGGAGCGGCCGAGTATTACGCTGCTGGCCATTACGGAAAGTGGCTCGTACGCAACGGCATCATCGACGAGATGGAGCTGGACATGTCGTTAGCCGAGCAGGCCGCAGAGCAGAAGAAGTACAACGAAGCCTGCCGATGGATGCACCAAGCCATCGAAGAATTTGCCAAAAACAGAGCGGCGCATTTCGATGCGCTAGACGTCGCCGTGGCTGCATACGCGAGGCGTTGATGCGGTGCGGGAGATGCAAGTATCCGTTACTCAGAGGCGAGGCCGAGATATGCTGGTGGTGCTCGAAGCCGTTGTGCCGTAGCTGTTGGGGGGAGAGCGGTCACTGCGGGCACAAGGAGGCCACGCGCATCAACGAGCTGTCACGCGAGGCCGGCTCGCCGTCTGGCCGCGAGGCGTTGCGCGATTACCTGACGTCGATAGGAAAGAGCTCGCCGTTCGGCGGCGGGCAACGTGGAGGCAGGCATGACTTTGACAATTGAGCAAATCGCGCGCGTGTGCCACGAGGCGAACCGCGCCTACTGCATGGCTATCGGCGATCACTCGCAGGCTTCGTGGGACAGGGCTACCGCATGGCAGAAGGACAGCGCTATCACCGGTGTGACCGCGTCTCTTGCAGCGCCAGACAAGACGCCAGAGCAAAGCCATCAGGGGTGGCTCGAGAAAAAAGCTGCGGAGGGGTGGACCTACGGCGCCGTGAAGAAGCCGGAACTCCGGCAGCATCCGTGCATGGTGCCGTACGACCAGCTCCCGATTGAGCAGAGGTTGAAAGACGAGCTGTTCATTGGTGTGGTGCGCGCGCTAGGCGGTGTGAAGACGGTGACCGACGCCGAGCTCGTGAAGGCTGTCGAGCTCCATGAGGCGGCCGCGATCGAACCTCCGCGCAAGGGCAAGACCAAGAGGAGCGCATGATCATCGCGGTCGACTTCGACAGCTCGATCGTCGAGCAGCGCGGCGACTACAACGATGTGACCACGCCGTTGGTGATGCTGGAGGGCGCGCCCGAGGCCCTGCGGTCACTCAAGAGGGCCGGGCACGTGGTTCTCGTTTTCTCGGCGCGCGCCAACCGGGCGTTGCGTGTCGATCCAGACCTCGACCCGCTCGTCCGCGCCGGCAAGAAGCGAATCGACCCCGAGGCGTGGAAGCGCTCGCAGCCCATCAACGAGGCGCGCTATCAGCAAATGCTGCGGTTCGCGTCCGAGCGCCTTCGTGGCGTTGTCGACGCCGTCGACGATGGGATGCAGGGCAAGCCGTGCGCCGACCTGTTCATCGACGACCGGGCTGTGAGGCTAGGTAACGGCCCGGCCGCTATAGGCTGGAAGACCATCGCGTTGATTTGGGGAGAACCGGTTTACGACGAGGAGAGCGACCATGCCTAAGATGTTCGGCGGCGCCACGGCGCAAGAGGTTCACCAGAAGCTCGTGTTCGGCGGCCGGGCCTGCGGCAAGTGCGGCGCGCCGGCGACGATCCGGTGTCTGTCGTTCGCCCCGTTCAAAGAGATGAGCGAGCGGGCCCCCGAGGTGATCATGGCGCTCGCGGCCGCGAACGAGGGGTGCGTGCCCATGGTCGAGTTCACCTACGGCAAGTTCGTTCGCATCGGCGACGCCTACGCTTGCCCGCACTGCCGTCATGACCTGGAGGTCACCGCGTCGCGCCGGCCGTCGTGGGTGCTTGTCGAGTTCAAGGAGGGCCCGGGCGCCGACCGTCCGCTGGTGCAGGTACCTGGATTTGCGGTGACACCATGATGAAGACGTGCACCAAGTGCGGCAGCGATAAGGATGTTGAGGATTTCAGTCGGAAGTCAGCATCGAAAGACGGAAGACGATCAGAGTGCAAAACGTGTGTTTCGGTTGGTGGTGTCGTATATCGAGAAAAGCACAAGGATGAGGCCAAGACATACAACGCAGCTTACCGGTCGTTGCACAAGCAAGAGGAGCAAGATCGTCATTCCAGATGGTACGCAGAGCACAAAACCGAGGTGTCGATTCGTGATGCGAAAAGATACCACGATCATCGCGATGAAAAGTTGTTATACTTGTCGTCCTATCGGTCAACACACAAGGCCCAGGCGGCAATCAATAGCGCGATATGGCGGAAGACCAACCCAGATAAGGTGAGGGCTATTTCGCATCGTTGCCGTGCTCAACGTTGTGGGGCTAGTGGCGACTGCTCGGCTGCTGACTGGAAGATCGTGACCAGCATTCTTGGCTCGGTTTGCATTCATCCCAATAGCGACGAGTGCCACGGGATGATTCACCAGGATCACGTGAAGCCACTAGCAAAGGGCGGGAGCAATCACCCTACGAACAGGCAGCCGTTGTGCGAGCACCACAACACCAGCAAGGGTGCGAAGTGGATCGACTATCGAACGCCGTCCCAGATCCGCCGTATCATGGCCGCGTTCCAGATGAAGTTGTTTGAGGTTGCGTCATGAGTGAATCGCTCGCCAAGTGGGCCAAGTCGAAACAGCCCAAGAAACACGACGACAACGATGAAGAGCACATGCCGCCGGCAGAGAAGCGCGCGCTCGACAAGCTGCGCGAGGAAGCCAAGAAGGCGGGCGCCACACTCGGGCAAGACGGCAAGGGCGGGCTGCCGTCGAGCCTTGTGCTACACGTGCTACGGCGCGACAAGTACCGTTGCAAGCGGTGCGGCTCCAAGAAAGACATCGGGCCGCATCACAAGGGCGGCATCGTCGAATCGAAGTGGCTCAGCAAGAAGGGCCACCACAACGACCCGAACAATCTGTCCATTTTGTGCGCAAAGTGCCACGACAAAGTTCACAACGAGGCTCGAAAAGAAGGTGTAGACTCGAGCCAGGTCAAGCCCTCGGGCGATGACTACAAAGGACAGCACGGCCATGATTGACACCAAGAAGCTCCAAGCATTCCTGCGGCATCCGTTTCTTGCCACCGAGCTCCCGCCGATTCCCGGTCTCGAGGACGGCGACGAGGAGATCATCGAGCAGGCGCTCAAGGACGAGATGAGCGACGAATCGCAGACGGCGCGCAAGCTGAGCCCGGCAGTCGGCTACATGGAGCTCGGTGAGGAAGCGGGTGCCTTCGCGTGCGCCAACTGCAGGTTTATCACCGAGGGAGGATTCTGCGGGCACGCAATGGTGCGCGCTTATGTCAACGCCGAGAACGGCAGTTGTGACAGGTTTTGGCCATCGGGCGGGCATGTGGTGTTTCCGCCTGAGCCGCCGGTGGAATGATCTCGCAGGTGCTCAACGAACACCGCCGGCGCCTCGCGCGCTTGGCTGAGCGGCGCGGCGTGGCGCAGCTCAAGCATCTCTATGACCGCGCGCGCGCCGAGCTCGAGAGCAAACTCGCCAGGGCCTCCCGCGGCGTCGACACGTTCACCGTGCATCAACTCCGCGTGTTTTCGGCCGAGATTCGTCAGGGCCAAATGCTACTCGCCAAGCACATGACCGGTGAGCTCGGTGACATCAGCCTGGAAGCTCAGACAGAAGCGCTACGCGGTCTGTCGCGCGATATCACCAGACTCGAGAAGCACTACAGTGGAGCCGACATCACGCTGCCCATCGACGAGGCGGCGAGATTCCAGGGCGTCATCAACGGCCGGCGCGAGTCGCTGTTGCGGGCGCACGAGACCAGCATGGCGCGGTACACCGCCAACGTCGTCACTGAGATGGAAGACCAGCTCTCGCTTTCGTTGGTTGAGGGAGAGGCGCCGTCGGCGACCATTGCCCGCGTCATGGATGCTTCGGAAACGACTTGGTATCAGGCCGAGTGCATTGCACGCACCGAGACGGCGTTCGCTTTCAATGCGGCAAGTGCGGACGGAATGCGCGAGCTCGCCGTCGACCTTGGCGACCTGATGATGCGATGGGTGGAGTACGTCAGCGACGACGGGCAGCCGCTAGACAAACGTGTCGGGGAAGACTCGATCGCCATGCATGGCCAGGTGGTGAAGCCTGGCGAGAATTTCGTCTTTCCGCACACCATGCCGGACGGCAGTGCGGTGCCCGACGAACTTGAGCACTTCATTGGAGAGTCATGGGCTTTTCCGCCGAATCGCCCGAACGATCGCAGCACGATTTCGCCCTGGCGCGCGCATTGGGGTATCCCGGCGTGGCAGTGGCGCAACGGTCAACGTGTGGACGTGGAGTAGCACGACGTGCTACCAAGTGAATAACCCGGAGGCATTTCATGGCAGTCGATCCCAAGAAACTAGCGGCGTTTGCGAAGGGTGGCTCGAGCAAGAAGGGTGGCTTCGGCAAGCAGAAAAAGAAGCCAGATGAAGACGAGCGCGAGGTCGATGAGTACGAGGAAGAGGACGAAGACGAGGACGGCGAAGAGGAAGAGGAAGAAGAAGAGCACGGCGACGACGGTGGTGACGGTGGAGAAGAAGAGCACGGAGACGTCGACGTCGAGTCCGTAGCGCAAGAGATTGCGGACGGCAAGGGCGACAAACGCCTCATGAAGCTCGCCAAGAAAATGCTCGGCGAAGACGGACAGCCGAAGCAGAATCCGCCGCAGTGGGTCGGCAAAGACGACGAGCCCACGTGGGAGCGTGCGAAAGAGGCCGTTGATCCAGAAGGTGAAGGATCCAAGTACGACGAACCATGGGCCGTCGTGGTTGCCGTGTACGAAAAAATGGGCGGCAAAATCAGATAGAGTCAGATGAAGAAGTGCGGAGACTGCGGCGAAGGCGACTGCGTTACAGGCAGGAAGCACTGTCGTTCGTGTCTGGACAAGAGAAGCGACTACTCTCGTCGGTACTACGAGAACCACAAAGAGCAATGCCTGATGGCCAACAAGAAACGGAAGAAGATCTCCGTTGAGTCGTCCAGGTCTCGCGCTCGTGCCTACAGAAAAGCAAATCCAGAAAAACACAACGAGTGGAATCGCAGGTATAGAGCTACAGAAAAAGGCAGAGCGTGCCACTGGCGATCGATGTTGAAATGCAAGTATGTTTTGACGGTAGAGCAATACGAAAACATGATCATGCGGCAGAAAGGCCTGTGCGCGATTTGCGGCATGAAAATGGAAAAGCCGTTTGTTGACCACGATCACAAGACCGGCCTCGTGCGTGCGCTTCTGTGCATCCAGTGCAACGGCGTCATCGGGCACGCGCGCGATAACGTTGTGATCTTGAAAAGAGCCATCGACTACCTGACGGCTCACTCGATTGACAGAATCGCGCCGCGCTTGTACGGTTGAGCATGGCTAAACCGAACGTAAATCGAGCGATGCCCATCGACGAGCCGGTTTTGCTGCGTCCCGGCGTGATGCATCGAGAGACTGACGCACCAGGCAACGCCAAGTGGTATGCTCTGCCGCCGGAATCGAAAGAGCGATCCGACAAGGGCGACCTAGGTTTGAGCCTCATTCTGCACTTCGAGACGGCCCCGTTGTCGCATCCGGGTTCGCCGTTCTTGCTCAAGCCGGGCAAGGGAACCTGAAGGAGAGCATCATGGCGTTCAAAGGTCCAAGCGTTCCGCACCGCACTCCGCGCACCCGCGCGCTGGAGATTGGCACCGACGCGAGCGGCTTCGTCGAGAGCCCCGACTACAATGCGCAGGGCGGCCATCCGACGGGCGAAGGCATGCCGCGCGGTGAGTACAAAGAACCCGCTCCCGGTGTGACGAACGCCGGCGCGCGGCCCATTCAAGGGAAGGCGACCAAATGAACTGCTGCGACTACGCCAAGGATGTTGGCCAGGACAAGCCGAAGAAAGAGCCCGTGCAGTCGTATGACGCCGAGCACGGCACCTACAAGACGGACGACAGCGTCCACAACTTGAGCCCGGGCCCGAAGAAGTTGCCGCTCGAGCCCACACCGTTCAAAATCGGCGGCAAGTAGTCGCCTTCAGGAGACATCATGGACGTCAACGACGTTGGACAGGACAAGAGCCACAAGGACGCAACCGAGAAGTACGACGCCGAGCATGGCACGTACAAAGACGGCACCGACAGCGTGTCTGTCGATGACCGCCTGCCCACGGCTCAGATGCCCAAGGGCACGGACCCCTCGCCGTTCACCCTCGGGCCCATCGGCAAGTAGATGTCCGACCGCTTCGAGCTATCCGGCAACTGCGCATCGGGGCCCATATCGGGCACCCCGTCAGGAAGCGCGGCGATACAGATACCGCTCGAGGAAGTGGTTGTTCTCGATCGAAAGCACACCGACACCATCTCGTTGCTTAGCGACTCGCCGGCGGCCGTGCCGTTCGGCGCCGTGGTCGATGCGAACGTGATTGTTCTGCACGCTTCGGGCGGAAAGGTGTCGGCTTTGCTCACATCGGCGGATGGTTCGGCGCAAGCTGTTCCTGTTGACCCTCTGCTGATTTGCATCTCGAAAACAGTGCCCATTACAGCCATTTCATTGGTGCGTGTCACGTCGACGCCTACCGATGTTGAGGTGTTCATTGGGCAGGGTACTTGAACAATGCGTGCTCATCGTGTCATAACGATGTGAGCCAAGTTTGAAGGAGAGAACAGATGTCCGATCCTACCAGCACCGCCGTGAAGACACTGAAAGCCACGCTTGACGCGGCCAACCCGAATGAGCTCGCGGATGCCCTGCGCCAGGTGGCGCTTGGCACGCTGTTGACTCCGGTGGTCTACGACAGTGCGTCGACCTATGCCGGCGGCGCCGCATCGGCCACTATCGCGCTCGATCCGCCCGCCCTGTTCGTGCAGTCGGCGCGCGTCTACAGCTCAGGCACCGCGGCCAGTGTGGGCAGCTACATGGTCGGCGACGCCAACGCGACCGTCAGCAAGCCCGCCGGCGGTGCGAGCGCTGGCGCCGGTGTCGCGAAGCTGAGTGCTGACGGCGCGACGCTGACTTTCCCTAACACGGTCACGCGCGCGGTCATCCAATACCTGCCGCTGCCGGCTACCGCGCTCACCGATGCGTTCGAGCAGGCGAGCTAGGAGGCTGTCATGACGGATACCGCGGTTCAGACCCTCAAGAGCGTGCTCGATCGAGCCGACCCCAACCAGATCGCGGATGCGCTGCGGCAGGTGAAGCTCGGCACGATTCTCACTCCGGTGTCGCTCGACACGGGCGATCTGACTGGCGTCGAAGTGAACCACATCCACCTCGATCCGCCGGCGCTGCTGGTACGCTCGGTGCGCGTGGTTCACACGCTCACAACCGACGAGCCCGACATTGGCGAGTATCTGGCCTCTGACGAGAACGCCACCATGTCGGCGGCGAGCACGGCGAACGGGCCAGGTGTTTGCAAAATGGACGCCGACGGCAGCAAGATTACGTTCCACAACACCGTGGTGCGTCAGGCGATCATCGAGTACATCCCGCGGCCGGCGGTAGCGTTGACCGATGTTTTCGTGAACGACTGAAAACAGTAGCCGGCCAGGCGGTGTCTGGCCGGTGAATAACCCAGCGAGTTCGGCAGAGACCTTCATCGTTCTACGTGAACGGCGACGGTAACAGCCGGAAGACCCGAGGAAAGTCATGGCGAACGAGCAAACAGCAGAGACAGTAGCAGGACAGGCAGAGACGCCCACGACGCAGCAGGCACCGGCGGCAACACCAGCACCGGCAGCTCAGGCGGCGCCCGCGGCCACGGCGGCTGAATCCAAAGTCGTCATGCTTCCGCAGAGCGCCATGAAAGAGCTGAAGGAACGAGAGCGCGAGAAGGGGCGCAAGCAGGCGCTTGCGGATATGGCAAAAGAGGCCGGGTTCTCCTCGGTCGAGGAGATGACGAAAGCCATGGCCAAACGAAAGAACGGCGGCGAACCTGTGAGGCAGACGAAGCCAAGCAACAACACTAGCCGTCCCCACGCTCCCGACAAGAACGACAAGGAGCTGCAACGACTCTCGCGTGAGCGAGACGAGCTCGCCAAGCGCATGAAGTACGAGACCGAAAGGCGCAAGGAGCTTCAGCAGGAGAAAGAAGCTCTCGAGGCCGAGATGTCTCTGCGCGAGGCGGCGGTGCAGGTCGGAGTCAAAGACATCGACGTAGCTATCGAGCTACTGCGGCGTGACACCAAGGGCAAGACAGAGGAAGAGCTGCGCACGTTCGACGAGCACAAGTTCTTTGCTGGCTTGCGCGAGACGCGTCCGTACCTGTTCAACGAGGTCCTGAAGCCAGCCACCACAGGCACAGGTGCAGGTAACCCGCCCGCCCCGAAGCCCGAGGAGGCTACTCAGGCAGGTGCTCAAGGCAGTCAGATTGATGCGCGGAAGATGAGCCGTGAGGAGTACCAGAATCGACTGGCCTCGCTTGGGCTCAACTCCAGCATGTAGTCTGTAGCCTTGCGCGGTCAAGAGAGTGGATTTGGGCGCGCCGGTTGAGCGCGCAAGGAGCCTTATATGCCAGACTTTTCAGTCATTGCCCAAGATCCGGCCATTCGCACCATCGTGCAGGAGAACATCCTCGAGCGGTCGTTCCACGACGCGCTGTTCCCGAGGCTCTTGTTCCGTGGTGAGGCCACCCCGCAACTGTGGCCCGCCAACGTCGGCGACACGATGGTGTTCACCGGCGTCGGCCTGATCAAGCCGAAGCAGCGCCCGCTGACGCCTGGCCAGGATCCGCTCCCGAGCTCGTACCAGTACGAGCAGTGGACCGCGCAGCTCCAGCAGTACGCGGACTCCATCGACACGCACATGCCGACGAGCATCGTCGCCATCGCCAACCTCTTCTTGCGCAACGCGCAACAGATGGGCCTGAGCGCTGGCCGCTCGTTGAACCTGCTGCCACGCAACCGGCTCTACAACGCCGGTCTGTCAGGTCACACGGTGGCCTCCGGCTCCACGCAGTCGACCACCAAGCAGCTGCACGTCGCGCACCTCAACGGCTTCACCCGCGCGCGTCGCCCCGACCTCGCAGCCGGCAGCCCGGTGAAGTTCGACACGGTGACGGCCAACAACCCGTTGAAGATTCACATCTACGACGGCGGCGCCGACACAGCGAACACGGTCGAAGGCTTCACGCCGGACACCGCGGGCGACGAGATCGGGCCAGGTCACCTGACCCTCGGCACGCAAGTGACGTCGGTGCTCGACCGCGCGTACGTCATCGCCAACGACCGCACGAACCTCGTGCGCGTGGGCGGCGGCTACAAGCCGGACGGCCTGTCGAGCTCCAACCTGCTCAAGCTGGCGGACATCCGCACGGCCATTGCGCGCCTCTGGCAGACCAACGTCCCCGAGATGCCGGACGGCCGGTTCCACTGCCATCTGGACCCGACGAGCCAGGCTCAAATCTTCTCGGACGACGAGTTCGGCCGGCTCCTGACCGCGTTGCCAGACTACTACATGTATAAGCAGTTCGCGATCGGCGAGCTGCTGAACACCGTCTTCTTCCGCAACTCGGAGTGCCCGTTGCCCGAGACGGTTGACGGCGGCCTCGATGGCACGTTCTCGCTCGACGATCCGTTCGCCGGCGATGTCTGGAGTAAGGGTCTCCCGGCCACCTCCGGCAGCATCGCGGTGCACCGCCCGATCATCATCGGTCAAGGCCTGCTCCACGAGTATTACCAGGACCTCGCGGCCCTGGTGACCGAGGCTGGCGTCACCGGCCGCGTGGGCGAGCCGAAGATCACCAACAACGGCATCGAGGTCTTCACCGACCGAATCCAGCTCATCATCCGCGCGCCGCTCAACCGGCTCCAGGATCAGGTGTCGACGAGCTGGAAGTTCATCGGCGACTGGCCGGCGCGCACCGACGTCACCACTGGCGACGTCGCGCGCTACAAGCGCTGCGTGGTCATCGAGCACGGGGCCTAGTACCAGCAAATCCTCCTTGGCGTGTGAGGATGATGTCGAACCAGCTACTCACCTTCAAGTTGCCCGGCCTTGGGTGGTTCGGGCATATCGGGCTGCAGGACCCTTGTGGGGTTCCTTTCCCGGCTCGGCGTGAGCTCGGGGCGGCCCACCTGCCCACAGACGACCTTATGGACGTCTACGCCAGTGGGCAGGACTTTTTTCCGTCCCATGTGCAGGCATCAGATTTCCAAGGAGATGAGCGCCTCGGTCAGGCTCTCGACACACCTGGAGCACTCCCTGCCGCTCTGCGCAAGCACGAGTCAGTGGACGGAGTTTTGTCTCGGCAAACCCTGGCTTTTGCCATGGAACCGCCGAGACGTTTTGGTGGCCCGCTCTGTCTATTCGGCTTGCCGAATTTCAACAGCGCGCGGGGCTTTGCGCCTGGGGCGCGGTAGACATCACAAGAGGAATTGCCCGACCGGGCTTTCCACTTTGGTCTTACCGCGCCCCGCCGCCTTCGGTCGACGTCGAAAGGATGGGTTTAGCCATGGTGAAGCGGAAGGATTTTGAGGCAGCGACAGCCGCGGTTGACGCTGGCGAGGCTCCAGCGGCGGAGTCGGTAAAACCATCCACGGAGGTGTCACCCGACGCCGTGGCGGCCATTTTGGCGGCCGACCCCGCGGCTACAGTCTCGGTGCCCACCAAAGAGGAAGTGGTCGCAGCCGGCTACACCGAAGAGGCGGCGGCCAAGATCGTAGCCGAGCAGAAAGAAAAAGCGGCGGCGGTCGAATCCGTGAAGGCCTCGATAGCAGCGACCGAGACACTGTACCGCGTAAAGAAGAAAATCAAGATTTCGCTTGAAGGACAAGTGATCGTGTTCAACGAGGGTTTCTTGATTGACCCATCATGCTACGGCACCGAGCGAATGAACCTCATCAAGTCTTGCGTCGAGCTCGAGAAGGTGGTCTAGCCGGATGCCGTTGAGCCAGGCCGATAGGGAGCGCGTGCGCTACCATCTTGGCTACCTCGACGTGCAGCCCGCCGCCAGCTTGTCGTTTGGCATCCCGAAGCCGATTCAGACGATATTTCTCGTCGAAGACGCGATGTCGAATCTCATTGAGCTCTCCGTGCCACGCGTGTTGCGCATTCTCGGCATCATGGACGACATCGAGCAGAAGCTCGTCGACGCGCAAGACCGCCTGGCTGCGACGTCACTGGGCGACTTGAAGTTGAGGACTACGGAGCCAGAGCAGCTCGAGACCGAGTATCGACGGTGGGGCAAGCGTCTGGCCAACATTTTCGGCGTGCCGGTACCCGTTCTCCGATCGCTACCGC